CACAGAAAACAAGACGAGCTGAACTTGCTTGGGATAAGGATAACATTAAAGTAAGATGCAGAGAATGCCACCAAAAGCACGATAATTTATGAAAGGACTTTATCAAGTTACTGCAATGAGAGCAAAGAAGATAATTAGCTCAGAGGTCTATGGTAACATAGCAGAGAAAGAAACATTATTTAATAGATTAATGACAAGGCATAAAATACCACACGCAAGACGGCACGAATGGAAATTACAAGACATAAAATTAAACAAAGAAATAAATGACTAAAAAAGAACAGATGGCACACTTCGGCTATATAACTGGAGAAATGAAAAAAACATTATTTAGTAAAGGTGATGACTATGCAAATGAAGATAGGTTATCTAATTTTAAATTAGCTGGGGCTATTACTGGAGGAGATGCAAGGACAAACTGCCTTAACTTAATCGCAACTAAAGTCGCAAGATTAGGAGTTTTAATCAATACAGATAAAGAACCAAACAATGAAAGTATAGAAGATAGCGTTTTAGATTTAGCTAATTATGCTGTACTTTTGTCAATGATAATAAACGAAAATAAATAATTATGAACAAACAAGAAAAAGTATTTGCAGATGGATTTATGTTTAAAATGAATCCTAATTCACCAGAGTGGGTAGTAGGTAGTATTAGCTTAAAAGCAGAAGATGCTATTGCCTTTATTCAAAAACATACAGACAAAGGCTGGGTTAACTTAAAAGTAAATGTAGGTAAAAGTGGTAAGCCATATGTTGAGCTTGACACTTGGAAGCCAGAAGCTAAAAAGGAAATGGCTACCTCAGAAGAAAGTCTACCCTTTTGAAATTAGAAGACATATATTTTGATTCAAGTATAAGAGATTATGCTCTAAAGCTAACTGGTAACAAGGTAGAAGCAGAGGAGCTAATCTCTATTGCTTTTGAAATATGTTTGTCTAAACCACCAATTGAAAACTTAAAGGGATATTTTGCTAAGGTTATGCGTAACCAATATCTAAAAAAATGCAATAAGCAAGACCCTTACTTTGATAACGAAAACTCAGAGCATCAAGAAGTTGAGCAAGTACTCAACAGAATGAATAACTATTATGCTAATATTCTAAGAGCCATAAGTAATGGCGAGACCTTAACGCAAATACATAAAGGTGCGTCAATCGGTTATAGAACGCTAAGAGATGACTACATAAAAGCCAAAAAACAATTTAAGATTATGTATGAGAATAAGATTAAGATAGCAGTAATTATCCGAAACATAAACGGAGTTAGCTATCATAGATTATTAATGCCGTTTGCAAAGATGAAACGAGATTACGGTATAGAAATAGTAGTGCTTTTGAATAAGGACGATGAGTTTTTTAATAACCTTGAGGGAGTAACGCACGTTGTTTACAATAGGAATATCTCTGGGCTTATGCAGCCAGAGGAAACATATCTAAAACTAAAGGCTAAGGGTATAAAAGTAATTTGCGATGTAGACGATTACTGGGAGCTAAATAAAAAACATCCTATGAGCTACTATTACGAAAAGACTAATCTTACAAAATGCGTAATTAAGAATTTAAAACTTGCTGATTTGATATGGACAACTACTCCTATACTTGCAGATAAGATAAGACCATATAATAAAAATATTGTTATAATTAAGAATGCTTTAGACCCTTTAGAAAAGCAGTATGCATATGAGGATTTATCTTTGGACTTTGATACTTTCTTTTATTCTGGAGGTAGTACACACTTAAGAGATTTAAAACTATTAGGCAATGCTTTTGATAATGAAACCTTTTTTGCTAAAACTCCAAAGCTACCTAAACGAATGAAAGGAACTAAGGTACAGATAAGTGATATACAAGAATATGCTATGGATTATCAAGATTGTGGTATATGTGTAATACCTCTGCAAGATAATGTATTTAATAGCTGCAAATCTGAGTTAAAAATGATAGAGGCTGGACACTTTGCAAAGCCAGTTATGGTATCAGCAGTAGAGCCTTACACTTTACTCTCAACAAATAAAAATAGCTTAAAGGTATATAATAATGAATGGGCTACTGCAATAAAGAAGATTAAAGGCAACCATACAATGCAAGTTGATTTAGGTTTAAAGCTTAAAGAAGATGTTTCAATTAAGTATGATTTAAGCAAAGAGAACGAAAAAAGGTTACAATCATTATGAGTGAGGAATTAGAAAATAGAGTAAGGGCTATATATAATATGAAAGGAGGCAGATTAGACCCTAAATTCTTTGAAGAGTTTATAAGGTTATGCCAAGAGAATTTTAACTACAGACCAGATATAAGTTGTGGTAAGTGCATCTATAAGCACGTTGTTAAATTATATGAAAAATTTTTAAAATGAACATAAAAGAAATAAAGAGCAACCCAAATAACCCTCGTATAATTAAAGACGAGAAATTTGCAAAACTAAAGAAGTCTATATCTGAGTTCCCTAAGATGATGGAGCTACGACCTATGGTAGTGAATGCAGACAATATAGTCTTAGGAGGTAATATGCGTCTAAAGGCTTTAAAAGAGTTAGGGTATACTGATATACCTAATGAGTGGATAAAACGAGCAGACGAGCTTACAGAGGACGAGACGAGGCGTTTTATTATAGCAGATAATGTAGGGTTTGGAGAACACGATTGGGAGATGTTGGCTAATGAGTGGGATAGTGTAGAGTTAGAGGATTGGGGTTTTGATATGCCTAAATGGGCGGATGGTTTAGATGTCAATAATATGGAGTTAAGCGACGAAGCAATAGATGAAGAATTTGACCCAATCGGCAATAGCGACGGCAAGCAGAGAGTAGTATTTTTATTTGATGGTTCGGAAGAAGCCGAAAGCTATCTGAATAATTTAAACGTTGAGTATAAAAAACAAGGTCAAGCGTGGCAAGTAAATCTAAGTACCCTATCTATATAGTTTCAAAAGGTCGATATAAAAACCCACTAACTGCAAAATACTTTGAAAGCTATGGAATAGATTATTTTATTGCAATCGAACCACAAGAAAAAGAAGAGTATATCAAATCTTTAGGCAGCCATAGAGTTTTAGTTCTACCATTCTCAAATCTTGGATTAGGTAGTTATCCAGCCAGAAACTTTTGTTGGGAACACGCGAAACAAAATGGTTATAATAAATATTGGTGTTTTGACGATAATATTAGAGGATTTGCAAAATGGGTGAACGGCAAAAAAAAACAATACGAAAATGGTTTACAAGCTATAAAATATGTAGAAAATTACTCAGATAAAAACAAAAATGATATATCGGGATTTGAGTATAGGTATTTTGTGGCAAAACCGCCAAAAACACCATTTAAAAACAACTGCCATATTTATTCTGCTATGTTAATCAATACGAATATGAAATACAGGTGGAGGTTAAAGTATAATGAAGATATAGACTTGTGCTTACAAGTTTTACATAATGGGGGGTCTACATCAAGCTGCATTTATTATATGACTAATAAAACAAGCACTTCTGCAAAAATGAAGGGTGGGAATCAAACAGAATTATATCAAGGCAATAAGGCGGAGAAAAACTTACTTAAAGCTAAGATGCTTGAAGCAGTATGGCCTCAGTATGTTAAAACGGTTATAAGATTTAACAGACACCATCATTTAATAGACTGGAAACAATTTAAAATCAAAAAATGAGTACAAAAAATGACATACAAAAGGCTGCAATGCTTGAGGCTTTAGAAAAGTCGTTAGGAATAGTTACCTCTGCTTGTAAGTCGGTAGGAATAAGTAGGAATACGCACTATACTTGGCTAAAGCAAGACGATATATACAAAGAGGCGGTAGAGGATATAGAGAATATAGCTTTAGATTTTGCAGAGAGCCAACTGCATAAACAAATAAAAGGCGGTAATACTGCTGGGACTATTTTTTACCTAAAGACAAAAGGCAAAAAGAGAGGGTATGTAGAACGTACTGAGGTGCAGCAAGAAACTACCTACAAGAGCTTAGACATTAATATAATTGATACTGGCATACCTTTAGCCTCAAATGAGAAAGATATAGTTGATTAGTACCTCTGCTTTATATCGCCAAAACTTTATATCTACCAAAGACATAGTAGTTAATCAAGGAGGTACGTCTTCTGGTAAGACCTATGCTATTTTACAAGTATTGTTTGCTAAGGCTATCTCAGAAACTTGTATTATAACGGTAGTAGGGCAAGATATACCTAATTTAAAGGTAGGGGCGTTAAGAGATGCGATAGACATACATAATGGAGATGAGGCTATAAAACAGCAAGTAACTTTCTATAATAGGAGTGACAGAGTGTTTAGTTTTCTTAATGGCTCTATAATTGAGTTTAATAGTTATGATAATGACCAAGATGCTAAGTCTGGTAAGAGGGATTACCTATTTGTTAATGAGGCAAACGGTATACCCTACAATATATTTGAGCAGTTGAGTCTAAGAACTCGTAAGCAAGTCTATATAGATTACAATCCAGATACCAGCTTTTGGGTACACGACAAAGTAATACCCTTGTCAAATGCTGAGCTAATAATATCAGACCATAGGCATAACCCTTTTTTAAGCGATAAGATAAGAGAGAAAATAGAGGCTCTTAAAAGCAAAGATTTAGACTTATGGAAAGTATATGCCAGAGGTATTACTGGGCGAATAGAAGGGCTTATATTTAAGAAGTGGTATGTATTAAACGAGAGCTTTGAGGATAAAAAGCTAATAGGATACGGAATAGATTTTGGTTTTACGAATGACCCTACTACATTAATTGAGGTAAGGATGCAAGACGGAGAGTTATTTGTTAAAGAGTTAATATATGAAACTGGCTTAACTAATCAAGATATAAGCAATAGAATGGATGCACTTGGAGTTAGCAGAGGCACATTAATAGTAGCAGATTCTGCTGAGCCTAAGAGTATTGAAGAATTAAGACGGCTTAGATGGACAATAGACGGCGTTAAAAAAGGTAAAGATTCTGTGATGTTTGGGATTAATCTTTTGAAAGGTTACGCAATTAACGTACATTCGTCAAGTAAAAACTTAATAAAGGAACTGGAGCAGTATAAATGGAAGGTAAATAAAAACGGAGATAGCTTAAATGTGCCTATTGACGATTACAACCACGCTATTGATGCTCTAAGATATTTAATAATGCATAAATTTAGTAAAAAAGGATATGGAACATACAAAGTCATATAATATAACAGTAGGACAATATCAAGAGCTAAACGCAATAGACGATACTTTGTCTTTAGTTGAGCAAAATATATACGCAGTAGCAGCTATTAAGAATATAACTTATGAGGAGGCTTCAAAAATTAAGATGTCTGAGTTTAAAAAGTTAGTAGATGAGATAAATGATTTTAATGTAAAGCTACTTGAAAAGCTAAGAATAAAAAGCAAGATATTTTTAAATGGAACTGAATACTATTTAGAACATAAGCCAGATAAGTTAACAAGTGGACAGCTTTTAGATGTAATAAATATAAGAAGTAAAAACCAAGGGGAGGCAGTTAAGGTAATGCACTTGCTTTTAGCAGCAATGAGCAGACCAAAAGGAGGTGAGTATGGAGATGACAAGCTAAATTTAGAGGAAAGGGCTAAACTGATTAAAGAAGTAGATTTACCAGATGTTTGGAATGTCTTTGTTTTTTTTTGGAATCTCTGGAACGATTACTTGAACGATTCAGAGGACTCTTTGAGCAAGTGGATGGGGGAGACGTTGGCGATGACCAAACAAATTTTGGACAAAGATGGGGACTATTTAGCATAATATCAGCTATGGCAGATTTACACAACATAAGTATTAACGAGTCTACAAAATTAGGAGCTATCGAGTTTCTAAATTGGTGGGCTTATATGGTAGAAAAACAAGACTATGAAAAAAATTCAAGATAAATTATTCGACAGCCTTTTAGATTACTGGCAAAATATAGTAGACGAGTTAGAAAAAAACCTTTATATAGCAAATAAGGTCGCAAGTGGAAAGACAGTACAAAGTATTGGAGAATTTAATCAACAGCCAGTAACAATAACTGCAAGCGGTTTTAAGGTACAAATATCAATGCCGCCTTATTATCAATTTATTGACGAGGGGGTAAGCGGTGCAAAATATAACAAAGGTATAAGCCGTTTTAAATATACAGACAAAATGCCACCTATATCAGCTATCAGAAAGTTTATGCTAAATAGGGGAATAAGTAAATTTTCAGACATTAAATCAAAAAGAAATTATTCAGCTACAAATACAAAATCTGGTAAACGTAAAAATGCTGAGGAGGTAAGGAAGTCAATAGCTTTTGTTATAGCAAGAAGCATATACAATTATGGCTTAGATAAAACAGACTTTTATAGTAAAGCAATAAATGACCAAACTATATTAGATTTAGAAGCTGAGTTATTGGATGAGTTTAGAAAGTATGTTTTGAATGTTGCTCTTGAGGATTAAAAAAAAATTTTGTATTCTAATATTTTGTATTAACTTTGTACACATAATAACAAACACAATAACAAACACAATGACAAAAACAGAATTTAAAAACAAATTAGAATCATTAACAAACGAGTTTTTGATTAACGTATATAACTCAAATAAAAATCACTTTTCTACACAATCTATGATTATAGGTAGTTTAGCAGAGGGAGAACTCATAAAAAGAGGGGTTAACCTATAATAAACCCAAAAGCTAAAACAAATTAATGTATGAAAAAGTGGAAGACCCACAAGTAATACGTTTATAAAGCCCTCAGATATGGGGGTTTTTTTATTACCCTAAATTTATCTGTCTATTTTAGTATATATAAATAGATGGCACTTACAATTCAAGACCAACCAACAACAAATATACCAGAGCCGAGCTTTGCTCCTATTGAGTATTTAGTCAGTAGTACAAGTACTGCACAGAGTGGATTTAAAGTTATAGCAAGTTTGTTTACAGACCCGACTGGGACAAATACAAAGATTGCTACCTTGCAGCTTAATACTATTCCATCAGCTACACAAGTTGTAACAGATATTCAGAACATCATACAATCGTTTGTAACGAGCGATTATTCCGTTTTAGCTGGAGATACTACTAACATATCTCAAAGTGCCTTAAAAGACTTTAAAATAGCATTCCAAGAGTATTATAGTGGTGCGTTACAAGGTAGTGCGGTAAGTGGCAATACTTTTGATAGTTGGAACTCGTCACCTAAGTATATCGAATGGGCAGACTTATCTGGTGGAACTAAAGACTATCAGAATTGGAGCATAGAAGATGCTTCTGCTGAAACAAACAAAGAGTTTATAAATGGATTTGAGCAAGAGGCTGAGTGGTTTAATTTAGATAAGTCTAACAATTTCCTAAAGGTAAGGTCTACACAAAAATATCAAGCATCTTGGATTATGCGACAGAATCTAAGTGACACCTATAAAATCTATTTACAGACATTAGATAGTACGTTTACAACTATTCTATCGACTACAATGACTGCTGCAAATACTGCTGGGCTATATACGCTTGATGTTGGTGCTTCTGAGATTGCTTCGCATAGCTGGGCAAGTACCCCAGTAATGACTAATGTAAAATACTATGCTTTAAGAATATTAAATTTTACAGAGGACGTATGGGCTACAAAAACTATAATGTTTGAGGTAGACGACTGCGAAAATACCTATACAGATTTTGAGCTACATTGGTTAAATAGAAAAGGTGGCTGGGATAGTTTTGTATTTAGTGGCAAATCAAACCAAACAACAAATATTAAAAAGAACTTTGCTAAGTACAACACTCGCACAATAGGAGCAAGTAGCATAACTCATAATACCTATGCACAGCGTAAGAGAGCATTTCATACGTCCCTAACAGATAATTACAGACTTAATAGTAGATTGCTAAAAGATTTCGAAGTGGAGGGCTTAGAAGACTTGTTTTCATCTCCAGAGGTTTACTGGAAATATGATACAAACTTTGTTTCGGTTAATGTAACTGGCAGCACATTTGAACACGCTAAGAGCGAGAATGGTCAAGTATATTCTATGGAGCTTAATATGGAGGTAGATAATAGCGATAAGCGACAATGGTAATAGAGCATATAATAGCTGGGTATTCTATACCTCATAACGAGGGTGCAGTACCTTTGACAAAGGAAGCATATGACGTAAATAACCCTCAGAAGCGTTTAACGGACTTCAGTAAGACAATAACAATACCAGAAAATAAAACCGTAAACCAAATATTTGAACACGCTTTTGATGTCAATATAGACTTACAGACATTTAATCCAAATCTTAAAACAAGTTACCAAATTATACAAGACGGCGTAACTGCAATAGACGGTTACTGCCAGTTAAAATCTATTAAAAATATAGATGGATTAATTAATTACGAAATACAAGCTACTGGAAAGATAGGCGATTTATTTGAAAAGATACGAGGCAAATATTTAGAGGATTTAGATTTATCGAGTTTAAACCATACTTGGAATAGAACTAATATACAAAACAGTTGGTCAGCTACAATAGGGCAAGGCTATGTATATCCTATGATTGATTTAGGAGGCAGAACAAGTTATGGCAACTGGGCATTAGAAGATTTTAAGCCTTCAATTTATGTTAAGCAATATATTGATACAATACTTACAGAGGCTGGATTTACATACGATAGTACATTTTTTAATAGTGATTTATTCAAACGACTTATTGTACCCTATGGTAGTGGCAAAATCTTACTTGATAATGCAGCTATATTATGTAAGGAGTTTAATGTAAAAAGAAATACTGAACAAACAATACAATGTCAAAATACTAATAGTATATCTAATTTACAAAACAGCCTTGTTTTATTTGATGAGGATAATAGCTTATCTGGTTATCAAAAAAGGGTTGTTGCTGATGGTGGAGTAGTTGAAGGTTTGGCTTGTGCTGAAGCAGTTTTTAGTTTTACAGACGATTATTACAATACTTGTACAGATGAGTTTGATACGACAACTGGTAAATATGTTGCGACTGAGCCAAATAAAATGTCTTTTCAAGGTCTTTTAAATTTAAACTTACTATATACAGAATCAAGTGCAAACGAAACAAATCAATTAAACTACTTATCGCAACCAAGCTCAGACATACTTACAAATAGCTTTAGAGGTTATTTAAATGCTTATATAGTAGAGGAATTAAATGGAGTGTATACAATAGTAGACTCTATGAAATTTGATATAAGTGCAGAATTAACTGCCAATCCTTTAAGTGGTGTACCTATTGGTATAACAATAGGCGAGCTACCTTTTCAGACTGGGCAAATAGATATACAAACTGGTGGTAAATACTTTTTAGCGTTTGGTGGATTAGAATTATATGCTACAAGATTGATTCCCGCTGCTGGTCTTATTGTTAGAGTGCCAATAACAAGAAATAATAGTGCAGATTTTAAAGTATTAATACAAGCTAATTCTACTTTTGCAAGCACATTATTAGAAACAGAAATAGGAATAGGAGATACGATAGATACAAGACTTGTTATTCCTAAGAAAATTAAACAAACAGATTTTTTAAGCAGCATTATTAAGCGTTTTAATTTATATATTGAATATGATGCTATTGATGCCAATAAACTTATAATAGAAACAAGAGACGGATTCTTGACAGATGAGCGTGTTAATTTAGACAGCAAGGTAGATAGGTCAAAAGATTATAATATTATCCCTATGGGAGCGTTAAACTCTAATAGGTTTATATTCAAAGACCAATTAGATAAAGACTACCACAACGATGCGTATAATAAAGTTAATGACGAGGTTTATGGTCAGCTAATTTTAAACGTAGAGAATGATTTTATAGATGCTGATAAGGAGATTACTACAATATTTGCACCTACTCCATTAGAGAGCGTTACAAATGTAGGTAGGATAATATCTTCAATGAGATTTGTTAACGAACAAAATCAGCAAGTTGATGCAACTTCTAAAATAAGGCTTTTGTATTGGGGTGGATTATTAGACCCTAAAGATGCTTGGAGTTTTGCTGGAGCTTTGCACTTAACTTATCCTTACGCTGGGCATTTAGATAATCCTTATAATCCTACTTTTGATTTAAACTGGTTTGTACCTAAACAACTATATTATGACTTCAGTTACGGAAATAAATTTGATTTGTCTTATAGCAACAATAATTGTTACAATATATATTGGAAAAAATATATAGAGGAGATTACTGACAAGAATAGCAAGATACTTGAATGCAACTTAGCACTAAGACCACACGACTATCAAGAATTAAACTTTAGAAAAAATTACTACATAGATGGCAGCTACTGGAGATTGCTTAAAGTAGAGGATTTTGACGCAATGTCTGAAGATACCACAAAGTGTATGTTTTTAAGCGTTGAACCTAAAGATGTATTTGTACCAGAGGTTAAAAAAATTAACGGAGGTGTAGATGACTTTGTAGACGATACGCCAGTACCAATCGGAGATATGCTTGTAAGCCCTAACGGAAATAGCGGTACTGGTTTAGACACTTTGCAATTTGGGGATAGTGTTAAAGGTGGTACTCGTTCTATTGTGGCTTCAAGTAATGTCAAGCAGAGTCTAAACTCTAAAAACTCGCTAATAGTAGGTAGCGATAACACAAGCATTATGGCAGATAATCTTTCATTAATTAATAGTCCCCTTGTAGTAAGTAATAGACCAGACGAAACTTATATTAATGGACTATTTGCAGAAAAGCTAAAAACTATTGTATTGCCTTTTGATGTATTAACAAACTTAGAAACAGAAATACAAACTTTGCCATCTCTACCAGATGACGAATTTTATGAGATTACAAGAGGGTATGTAAGGTTAGATGGAAATGCAACAACTGGTGGAAGTCATCAAGTAGATATAGTTACAGACGATGCTTCAGAGCATTTATTAGCTAAGATTGCAAGCTCATTTTTTAATACAGATAACAATACAGACCTTATTGAAGTGTTCGCACACAATACAACCCCTATACACTTTGGTAGTGGGCTTAAAATAACGACTAATTCAGCAATGTCATTTGATGCTGGTACGTCATTAATAATAAACTTAGTATACAGAATAATTAAACTTTAAGATATGGCAGCAGATAGAAGAGTAGCATTAGAATTAATAATCAATCTCCAGAAAGGAGATATGACAATAGAGGAGCTTAACGAGCAATTAAAAGAGGCTAAAAAGTTATTAGATAGAATGGGCGATGACGGCAGCGATGAATTTAAAGCATTGAGCCAAGCTGCATCTGATACAGAAAAGCAGATAGAGGAGATGAATGGGGAGTTAAAAAAGACTAAGAAAGGTTTTGACGATACCTCTAAAGCACAAAAAGAAGCTGGCAAAAGCAGTAATATATTTTCTAAAGGTCTAAAAGCTGTCGGAGTAGGTCTTAAAGCGTTAGGTATAGGAATTGTAGTTGGTGCTATTAAGCTATTTTATGACGCTATTTCTAAGAATCAGCGAATAATGGACGCACTCAGTACGGCTTTAGGTACTATCGGTGTATTGTTTGAAAAACTTTTTGGCGTAATATTTAACGTAGTTGATACTGTATCTAAGGCAAGTAATGGCTTTAGTGGATTAACTGCTGTTATGAAAGGGTTGCTTACTATTGCTGTAACTCCTCTAAAACTTGCATTTGACGCTATTGTACTAACTCTAAAACAAGCCCAGTTAGCTTGGGAGCAATCTTTTTTTGGTGGTAAAGACCAAGAAAAAATAAAACAACTCACAAAGGATGTTAAGGATACTCAAGAGTCAATTAAAAAGACAGCAGAAGAAGCAGTAAAATCTGGCAAGAGTGTAGTCGATAATATGGGCAAAGCTGTATCTGAGATTGGTGGCGTTGTTGGTGGAGTTGTAGAGGGTGTGCAAGAAATTACAATCAAAGGTGCTTTTGAGATAGCCAAGGCAAATACAGAACTTAAAAACTCAGCAGCTATTGCAGCGGCACAACAAGGGTTATTAATAGAGAAATATGACAGACAAGCCGAGAAACTAAGACAAATAAGAGACGAGGAACGAAATAGTATTGCAGAACGTAAAAAAGCAAATGACGAGTTAGGCGAGGTCTTAGACGAGCAAGAAAAGGCTATGATTGCTCAAGCTGATTTACAAGTAGCAGCAGCAAGTGCAGCAGTACAAGCAAATAACAATACTGAAACGCAAGTAGCGTTAATTGAAGCACTCGCAAATAAGCAAGGAGTATTGGCACAAGTTGAGGGATTTAGGTCTGAACAAAAAGCAAATGATAACGCTTTAGATAGAGAAAAAATAGAAATAAACAAATCTTTGGCTGACTCTGAAGCAGATTTAGCTTACCAAAGGGAGATATTTAACGCACAACAAATTAAAGATAAATTAGAACAAGCCAAAAAAATACAAGAGATTGAAGACAAAAGAATGCAAGATGAGATGTTAAGGCTTGAGACAATAATAGAAGCCACTAAGCAAGGGACACAAGCCCAAGCAGACGCTCTTATCGCTTTAGATGTATTTAGAGAGGAAAGCAGACAAAAGAATATAGAGGCAAATTTAGCGGTTGCTGAAGCTGAAGTTGAAGCTGATAAGACAGCAAAAGCTAAAATAAAAAAAGCTGATGAGGATGCGGAAGAACAAAAAGAAGAATTAAAAAAAGCTGCTATGCTTGCAATAAACAATATTGCAAATCTTTTGGCTTCTGGTAATGAAAAACAACAGAAAAAAGCATTTCAAATAAACAAGGCTGTAAGTTTAGGACAAGCAATACAAAATACTGCACAAGGTGTTACTAAGGCTTTTGGTCAAGGTGGTGTAGCTGGTTTCGTTACTGGTGGTTTAGTAGCTGCTGCTGGTGCTGCTCAGATTGCTACAATAGCTAAGACTAAGTTTCAAGGTGGAGGACAAGGCGTAGAATCTCCAAGCAATTCTCAAGTTAATCAAGCACTTGGAGGAGGATTAGCTGGGATACAGCCCAGAGGATTTACAAGCCCACTTATAGATTCAGATATACAGCCTACCAAAGTTATAGTAACTGAAACAGATATACGCAACGTATCCAGAAACGTAGACGGAGTTTATAGCAGAGCAACGGTAGTACAGTAAATTTCCTCTTTTTGGCATTATAGGTATATATAAGTAGATGGACTTACCTTTTATCGAATTTAAACTTACTGACGAAGTTGAGGGACTTCAAGCGATAGCTTTAGTAGATAGACCAGCAATAGGTCTAAACTACCAAGCATTTGCCCCACATAAATTTGAGGTAATAAACGAGGATAAGCGTATTGTAATGGGAGCTGCTATGATTCCAGACCTACCTATTTATAGAAGAGATGAGAGAGGTGAGTATTACGCTATCTTTAAAAAAGAAACAATAAAAGCACTCGTACAAAAGCTATTCAAAGAGAATAAGCACAACGTATTTAACGAGGAGCATAACGCATTTAAGATATTAGACGGCGTTTATATATATCAATCCTTTATAACTGATGCAGAGTTAGGCATTTCAGCCCCCTCTGGTTTTGAGAATGTAGCTGACGGTACTTGGTTTATTGCAGCTAAAGTAGAGAATGACGAAGCTTGGGCAAAGGTTAAAGAGGAAGGTATATTAAAAGGCTTTAGCGTTGAGGGTGTTTTTGATTTAGAACCGTATAAATTTAAACAAATGAATAAATTAAACTTAGAGAGCGTAATATCTACGCTAAAATCTGTGTTCGCAGATACTGAGGTAGAGGAAACTACGGAGGGAAACTTCGCAGAAGCTACTTTAGTTGACGGAACTATTGTAAGATGGGAAGGCGAATTAGCTGATGGAACTGCTTTAGTAGTAGTTATGCCAGAAGGTGAAGTTGCTGCTCCAGATGGAATTCACGAATTATCAGATGGGACTTTAATCGAAACCGCTGGAGGACTTGTTGTAAACATCGAGGCTGCTGGTGAGTAAAAGAAAGATGAAGAGGAAATGTACGACAATGAGTTTACTACTGAAATGGTAAACGAATTAATCGAGAAAGCTGTAGCTAAATATGCTGAGGCTTTTACTGCTTCCTTAGAGCTTGTAAAATCTGAGAATGAAACTTTGAAAGCTGAATTAGCTGAGGTTAAGAATTCTAAAGAAGAGTTAAAAAATGAGTTTTCTGCTACACTCAACAAAGTAGGAGAGGAATTAGAAGAGATAGCCAAGTCTGAGCCGTCAACTGCTTCTAAGCCACAAGAATTTAAAGCACTAAGTAGAGCAGAAAGAGCAGCTCAAATGGGTGCAATTATTAGAGCAAATAAATAAATAAAATAGAAAAATGAGTTTTGATGTATCAAGTTTAACTAATTACGTTAACGAACAATCGACAGACCTTATCTCAAGACTATACTTTGAGAAAACGTCAAGCGACTACTTCACGCTACAATCTGGAGTAAAAAAGACTGACGCTTTACACCTTTTGGCAGTAACTGCGTTTCCACAAGACGGTAGCGGATGTTCTCCTACTGCTTCTGGCGATGTAACTTTCTCAAACAGAGATTTAACAGTAGGTCAAATTACTTACTTCTCTGGGTTTTGTATGAAAGACCTTATCCCTAAGTACACACAAATCTTGCTAAGAGCTGGAAATGGTGAAACTGAGGATATGGCTTTTGAAGCTGAGGTTGCTGATTCTGTAATTAAAACAATTATGGAGCATAACGAGACTGCTGACTGGCAAGGAGACACTACTTCTGCTAATGTTTATATTAAAAGATATGACGGTCTTATCAAAATTATTGATGCTGCAACTACTGCTGTTGCTGGTAACACTTCTTCTGCTACTGCAATCACTTCTGGTGCTTCTGGTAACGTAGATACTTTAGTTAGCGATATGGCTAATGCAAGACCAGCTAAAGTTAAATCTGCTGCTAACCAAGTATTATTCGTAGGTCAAGATACTTTTGACAAATACGTAGATACTTTAAACGCTAAGAATCTATACCACGTTAACGCTACTGACTGGGCTAACTATACAGTTTCTATCCCAGGCAAAAACGTTACTTTAGTAGGTGTAGCTGGATTAGACGGTACTAACAGAATGTTCTTAGGAACGCAAGAAAATTTCTTCTTAGGTTTTGACCTTCAAAATGACGAAGAGGAATTCGATATGTGGTACGACAAGAAAGACGATAAGGTATATTACCGAGTTAAATTTAAAAGAGGATTACAAGTAGCATACCCAGACGAGATAGTACAATTTACATTAGCCTAACCCTTTAAAATAGAATAAAGATTATGGCGTGTAATTTAACAACTGGTTTTTCGGTAGGATGTAATGACTCAATCGGTGGTGTAGCAGAATTCTGGATAGCAAATTTGCCAACAGATTTTGCTGCTAATACTGATGGAAGTGGAGAGGTGACTGGACTTGTAGGAACTGGACTTGATTATCACAAGTTTGAGTGTACTTCAGCCCAAGGTGCTTCTTCAGTAATGAATGACAATCCAACCGTTAACGATGCAAACGGAACAAGCTTTTTTGACCAAACTGCGACTTATATTCTCAATAAAATGGAGAAAGCTAAGCGTAATGAGGTTAAAATGATAGCAAGAGCCAAGATGAGTATTATTATCAAGGATAATAACGGTACTTACTGGCTAATGGGAGAGACTAATGGAGTAAGATTAGTTTCTGGCGAGAACGGAACTGGAACAGCTTTAGGAGATAGAAACGGATACAGCCTTTCTTTCCAAGCACAAGAGCCAGAGCCAATGCCAATAGTAACTGCTACTATTCCAACTACATAAGAGATAGTCAACTCTAAATGACATCATAGCCCACTACTTAGCGGTGGTGGGCTTTTTTTAAAATATCAAAATGGACATAATAAATAAAGACGCAACAAATTATATTTATTGTAACATCTCGAACGAGGTTGTAAATACTTACTACACTATGTCTATTCAAAGTGCTGAGTACGAAGTAAACGCTACTCTTGCAGCTCCAGTAGGAGTAAATAATAGGTATGTTAAATTTACGTTAGTTGAGGGTACACAAGACCTTCCTAACGCTACAATAGAACTACCTAACAACGGAGATTATCCGTATAAGATAGTAAATGCCACTACATTAGGAGGAACAGAGGGGATAGAAATACACAGAGGCATATTAAGATTGAAACAACCACAAGAAGTCGTATATTCGTACACAGACGAACAAAATACTTACATTTATGAATAAGTTTCCAGTAATAACGGAATTTGCTTCACAAGAAGTGCCTAAGTTCTTAGAAAAAAAGAATAAAAATATAGTTTGGTTTGGGGTAGATAATATGTACCCTTACGAGCTTATTGACCTATACAACGATAGTAGCACCCACAACGCTATTATTAACGGTAAAGTAGGCTATACGGTAGGCAACGGATTAGAGGGGCAAGATTTAGAGACTAAGAAATGGTTAAGCCAAGCTAATATAGACCAAGACTGGACTTCTTTAATGAAGAGTTTGTCGTTAGATTACGAGATATTTAACGGCTATGCTATTGAGGTTATAAAAACTAAGGTAGGAAACCAATATCACCACATAGATTTTGCTAATATTAGAGTAGGGTTAGACGGCTCTTTACAATATGCAGACGATTGGATTACTGATAAAGGTTTAAAAAACTCTAAGCCAGACATTCAGTATTTAGAAAGATATAATCCGAGAGACCCAGAACAACAAAGAGGAGTTATTTATCACGTTGATTATAGACCTAATTTTAAATATTACCCTTTACCAGTTTATGTCGGCTCACTTGCAGAGATTAAGACGGATGTTCAGATAGGCGATTATTGGCTTAATGAGGTAGAGAATGGCTTTGTAGGTGGAACTTTAATACAGCACAACAATGGAGTGCCAGAAACCAAAGAAGAAGCAGAGGCTTTTGAAAAGGCATTCCAAGAAAAATTCGGCAAGGCTACTGGTACAAAAATAGTACACTTATTTAGCCCAGCTAAGGACAATAGTAGCGAGATTACGAGCCTAAATGGTAACGACTTGCACGAAAGATACACAGAGATGTCTAAGCGTGTTAAAGAATCTATCTTTATTGGGCATAGAGTTACTAACCCTATCTTGTTTGGAGTAAAAGAGGAGGGTCAATTAGGGGCAAGAAACGAGCTTGACTTAGCTTATGAGATATTTACTAATACTTATATCGCTGAAAGACAAAATACGCTGCTTAGAACTATTAAAAAGTTAGCATTTTACGAGATACAAAAAACAGATATTGAGATTGTACCATTAAAACCTATTGACGTTATAGATTTAACAAGTGATATTATTTTAGCTAATCTTGACAGAGAAGAGATTAGAGAGCTTATTACTGACCAAACTGGATTAGAGCTTAAAGATGCTATTGAAGAGCCAGTAGAGATGAATGACGACTGTGGATGCGATGAATTTAAAGAGCCTTGCTGGAATGGATACGAAATGATAGGAATGAAACTTAAGAATGGAGTTTTAGTGCCTAATTGCGTACCTGAAAAGATGAAGCAAGACCTTGCTAAAATTGTTAGAGACGATAAGCCTTTATTTGATACAATACAAGAAGCAGAAAGCGTAGCTCAACAAATAGGTTGCGAGGGTTATCACGAACACAATATAGACGGAGAGACTTGGTATATGCCTTGCTCTACTCATTCGGAGATAAATGACAAGAATTTAGAGGGGTTTAATGCTATAACAAAATTTGATACTTATAACGATTATCCTAAAGCAGCGAGTAGGAACGCAAAAGCAGCTTTAAATTGGGCAGATAAGAACGGCTGGGGTAGCTGTGGTACGGCAGTAGGTAAAAAGAGAGCAAATCAACTCGCAAACGGCGATAACATAAGCAGAGATACAATAGCTCGTATGGCAGCTTTTGAACGGCATAGACAAAACTCTAATAAAAAGTTAGGCGATGGATGTGGTAGATTGATGTGGTTAGCTTGGGGAGGCGATGAGGGTATCGCTTGGGCTAAGAAAAAGCTAAAGCAGATAGATGCTGGTAAGATGTCTGCTTGTAGTTGCTTTTCTAAGGACGAAGATATAAGCCATTTATTTGACAATATAGGAGTACCAGAAAAAGACTATGAAATAGTTGAAAGTTTTAATATAAATTTTGATACAGACGGAAGCCCTATTGAGTTTGCAACTGAGGAGCAAGGTATATTACAAAGGGTATTAAAAACAATACTTACAAACCCTTTAATTGCTGCAAGTGGTATATCTGAAGTCTTAGGATTAAATTTCGAGCAGTTAGTTGGAGCAGTAAATATTCTAAATACTTCTGACTTAATTACAATAGATGGAAGTGATATAGGTTTAACAGATGTAGGAGAGAGAGTAGCAAAAACAATAGACGTACCAGAAACAGAGGTTAAATATAGGTATCAACTAAGACCAGATGCACCACCTTTAAAGGGAGAATCAAGAGATTTTTGCCGTAAAATGATGGCTAAAAAGAGGCTATACTCAAAAAAAGAAATTGACGTTTTAAGGAATGATATGAAGTCAAGTGGGATAGCAGATGTTACAGATGTTTGGTTAGCACGAGGTGGTTGGTATAGAAAGCCAGAAACATCAACTTCAGTACCATACTGCCGTCATATATGGAAACAAGTAATCGTTAGAAAAAAATGATATTAATAATTAGTCCAGCATTTGCAAAAGAAAATACAGTACTGCATTATAATGTAGACGATGGATATTTAAAGCCGTTAATAGACAGTATACAAAATACGTTTATAAGACCTATATTGGGTAGTGCTTTATTTGACGAGATATTAACTCAAATTAAAACTAATGCGGTTACTACTTTAAACGAAACGCTTATTAAAGAGTATTTGCGAGATGCTCTTAAATGGGAGGTTTGCCATAAGTATACCAGGATTGGAACGTACAAACTACGCAATAAAGGTGCTGGAACTAAGTCTGGAGATAACTTTACACCACTAAGCGAAACTGAGCTTGTAACAGCTAAGAGTATATTTAAAGACAATGCAGATTTTTATCGCAGAAAATTGCAGTTATATTTGAAAGAAAATGAGGATAGCTACCCACTTTATAAAACTCCACCTGCTGGATTAGATGTGGTACACCCAGAACACGACACTAAATGGAGAAGCCAATTTATACTATAAGAAAGGAAGAGAAATTAGAGAAATATGTCAAAAAGTTTAACCATAAAGAATATAAAGACGATAATGGAGGGCATAAAGGCAGAACATCCACAGATAAACACAATCCTAAAAGGTAATATTTGGGATGTAGATTTAACAAAAGATGTTACTGGAAGCTACCTTATATACGATATTGCCAATATTACTCCTAATGGGTTTAACGGAATAGACTACTCTTTAGATATATTCTTATGCGATAATGTTACAGAGATAAACACAGAGTCAAACGAGGTAAGCGTACAAAATGAGTGCTGCCTAATCGCTCTGGATATGATGAGCATATTTGAGAATTATAACAAGGCAAGTTATGCCGACAAAGATATTGCTTTAGTACTGAATAAGAACTGGAGTATACAACCATTTACCGAAAGATTCGATAGTCTTTATAGTGG